TATGGCCACACCTGAAACAGAACAACAAGCATCACGCGTTCAAGAGTTTATGAACTATCAGTTGATGCAAGTCATGCGTGAGTATGACTCTGAGACAGATCAAATGTTGTTCTATCTACCACTGAGTGGTTCAGCTTTTAGAAAAGTATATTACGATCAAAACTTAGGCAGAGCAGTTTCTAAGTTCATTCCAAGTGAAGACTTGATTGTTCCTTATGGAGCAACTGACTTGCACAGTGCGACAAGAATCACTCATGTGATTAACATGTCCATGAATGAAATACGCAAGCTGCAACAAATCGGTTTTTATCGTGATGTAGATCTAAACTATGGCACAGTCAACCCAGATGAAACTGACGAGATCCAAGAAGAGATCGATAAGTTACAGGGCGTTGAGCCTAGCTATTCAGACGATGACACTTGTCAAGTCTTTGAGTCCCATGTCGAGTTAGACATACCGGGCTTTGAGGATATGAATGCTGAAGGTGAAGAGACTGGCATCAAGTTGCCATACATCGTCACCATGGCTAATGGCAAAGTATTGTCCATTAGAAGAAACTACAAAGAGAATGATCCGTTAAAAGAACGCATCAATTACTTTGTGCATTACAAATTTTTACCAGGCCTAGGATTCTATGGCTTTGGTTTAACCCACATGATCGGAGGCTTGTCAAAAGCCTCGACTTCTATTCTGCGTCAGCTTATTGACGCTGGTACTTTATCTAATTTACCAGCTGGCTTTAAGGCTCGTGGAATCCGTATTCGCAATGACGATCAACCTTTACAACCAGGTGAGTTCAGAGACATGGACGCTCCGGGTGGAAGTTTGCGAGACGCCTTTGTACCGTTACCGTTCAAGGAACCTTCTCAAACTCTCCTCTCTCTCCTGGGAATCCTTGTTGATAGTGGTCGGCGTTTCGCATCTATTGCTGATATGCAAATCGGTGATGCGAATCAAAATGCGCCAGTCGGTACAACGGTTGCTCTACTTGAGCGTGGCACAAGAGTTATGTCTGCAATTCACAAAAGATTGCATGCATCTCAAAGGATTGAGTTTGAAATCTTATCTAAGGTTTTTGCTGAATACTTGCCACCATCTTATCCGTACAACACAGCCAATGGTAATCAGACCATCAAGGCTGTGGACTTCGATGAGCGTGTAGACGTCTTACCAATCTCAGATCCAAATACTTTCTCTATGTCTCAACGAGTCATGATGGCTCAAGAGTTATTGAGAACAGTACAAAGCAATCCAGAGATTCATGGACCCAATGGTATTTATGAAGCTTATAGAAGAATGTACGCGGCCATGGGAGTGCAAAACATAGAACAGTTATTGCCACCTCCTCCACAGCCACAACCTATGGATCCAGCAAGTGAGAACGCAGGGCTGATTACAGGACTGCCTCAACAAGCTTTTGCTGGACAAGATCATGATGCACACATTAATTCACACATGTCTTTGTATAGCACTGTGACTGCTCAATCAAACCCAGCGGTTTTATCTTTGATTCAAGCACATGTTTATCAGCATGTTTCATTTAGAGCTGCTGAGATTGTAGATCAACAAAATGCTCAGAACCCTGAGTTCCAAATGATGATGCAACAAATACAACAGTTGCCACCAGAAATCTCTATGGGTTATCAGCAACAACTACAAGACTCTGTGTCTCGTGATGTAGCAGCAGTGGTTGCTCAATTAATGCAACAGATCAATCAAATGTTTATGCCACCTCCTCCAATGCCAGATCCATTGGTTGAGTTGAGAGGCAAAGAGTTAGACATTAAAGCTGATGACGTACAACGCAAGCGTGAAGAGTTTGTACAACGTCAACAGTTTGATGCAATGAAAGCAATGCAAGGCAATGAACTTGCAGAGCAAAGGTTACAAATTCAAAAAGAAATTGCTATGATGAAAGATGCAATTGCTCGTGAAAGAATCGAACAGCAAAATCAATTTAAAGCAATGGATATCATGCGAGGTAACAAATGAGTTCAGTTAGACAAAAAATGGCAGCAGTTAATAAAGCTGCTATGAAAGAAGAAGAGGCAAAACAAAATGGCAATCAACCGATCATCAATGAGAATGCAAATATCGACATCGACAAGATCGCCAAAAAGATCGACAAAGATGCGGACAAAGTCCTTGCTGAAGCGACCAAAGAAGTTAAAGCTAAATCCAAAAAGTCTAAGTCTGTCTTTAAGACTAAGACCAAGGTAGTTAAGAAAAAGTAATGCCCTTAAAAAAAGGTAGCAGTCGGAAGACAATTTCTGCTAACATAAAGGAATTAATGGGCAGTGGCAAAAAACAAAAGACTGCCATTGCAATAGCTTTGCAACAAGCAAAGAAAAATAAAGGTAAGAAAAATGGAAAAAGTAAAAGGCGTTAAGACAAGCGTAAGCATTAAAGACCAAGGTACTGTTAACTACAAGCAAGTAGAAAGCATTCCTAATCCTGGCGAACCAAAGCCATATGGCGCTGGTAAATCTAGAGGTGGCGGAGCTGCTTTACGAGGCACTAAGTTTAACGGAGTTTCCTAAATGGCAATCGGTGATGCTTTAGTTGCACCTACTGGTGTACAAAATCAGATGTATGGTCAACCTTCTAGAGTACCTGGCTACTCTCAAGGTTTAGGTCAAGCACCTGGTCAAATGGCATTACCACCAGAGCCTATGCCTATAGGCAGACCTACAGCAGTTGTAGGTGGTCCAGCATATTTTACTCCTCAAGGCTACAATGCCCCACCTCAACCCACACAAGCTTTCATGCCAACTGATGTAAGACCTGATCCAATTGGGCAACAGTTCATGAGACAATATGAAAGCCCTATGGGGCAACAGTTCATTGATCAATACGAAGCAACTCAAGCTCCAATGAGAGAAGCTGAGATGGCAAGACGTGCTGAAGAGCAGGCCGCTCAAGATGCAAGGTTCCAAGAAATGATGGATCGTATTGCAGAGCTTGAAGGTCAACTGGCTCAACCATCTCCAATGCCTGAACCTGAGCCTTATGTGCCAGGCCAAACTCCTTTTCCGGGAATACCAGATTATTTAAGAAATTTAGATTTTAGTAATATGGACTTTAGGGATATTTTAAATATTGATTATGATGACATCATGCGTCAATACAATGACAGAGAAACTGATACTAGAAATGATGCTCAAAGAAGAATTGATGCTATTAGACAAAACAGAGGAGAATTGCCTAATCCTAGAAATATTAAAATACGTACAGCACAAGAATTAGCTGATATTGGCTATGATGAGGCTGATGTTGAAGAAATATTAGAAAGACAACAAAGAAAATTAAATATACCAATAACAAGAGCAGAAGAGCCAGTATACACAACTATGCCAGTTGGAGAGCCAGTGCGTTTAAAAATGCCTGAGTTACCAGATTTTTCAAACATTCCAGCTCCTGAAAGTTTTTCTGAATCACCAGATTTTATGCCAGGTTCAGGTATGGGACGCATAGGACAAGGCGTTGCAACTGACAGAGAAAGTCTTATTGGCAAAAAAATATTTGGACAAACAATTACACCTGAATCTTTTGCTGGAAGAGAAACAGCAAGAAGTCCTTTTCTAAGAGCAACTCCAAGACCAGACTTGCCAACTCCTAACATAAGTGGACCTTTTGGTTTTATGAATAAATCAGCACCAGCACCCGTAATGCCTGATTTTTCAAACATGGATTTTTCAAGTTTAAGAAATTTTAATTTAAGATAAAATAACACAGGCAGGAGAGAGCCATGGATAGCGTAAAACTTGCGGAGTATTTTTTTAAGACTCTGCGTAAAAGAGAACAAGATTTAGTTGACAGTCTTTCAGCAGGGAATGTACAATCCATGGAAGATTACAAATATCATATGGGTGCGTTATCGGCGGTTCGCTCACTCATAGACGATTTAAAAGAAACGCTGCATATGGATGATATCGATGAATGACAAAGTCGCAGAAAAAATAGAAAAAAAAGAAGAAACCTCATCAGAACTTGACAAAGCTTTTGTAAGACAAGAATCAAGAGTTCTAGATCCCAACCTACTAAAAAAATCATTGTTAGACAGAATGCCAACTCCAAGTGGGTGGCGTATTCTTGTGCTACCTTATAGAGGCAAGGGAGTTACTGAAGGTGGTATTCAACTTGTTAAAGAAACCATGGATAGAGAATCTTTATCTACAGTGGTTGCTTACGTTCTAAAGGTTGGACCTTTAGCTTATAAAGAAACAGAAAAATATGGGAACAAACCTTGGTGCAAAGAAAAGGACTGGGTGTTAATCGGCAGATACGCTGGTTCTCGTTTTAAATTAGAAGATGACCACGAAGTTAGAATCATTAATGACGATGACATCATTGGGACAATTCTAGATCCTGATGATATTAAATCTTTATAAGAGAGGTAAAGCATGGCAAGTGAAGCAGAAAATTTAGACATAGAAATTACAGACGAGAAGATTGAAAAGGCAGCAGTGCCTGTAAACAGACGAGTTGAAGAAGTCGTAAGCGATGAACCTGTTGAGGTTTCGTTAGGTGATGATTCTCAAGAAGTTTCTCCTGTAACTGAAGATGAAGTTAAAGAAGACTTTGAAGTTTCTCCCAGAGTAGAGGAACAAGCAAAAGATTTATCTGAGGTAGAGAAGAGAGCATCTCTAGCTCAAAACAGAATTAACAAAGCAGTTGCTCAAGCTAAAGAGTTTCAAAGAAGAGAGCTTATGGCTATTCAATATGCCAAAGATCTTAAAGACCAAAATGAAAAATTAAGACAACAACAAAAGTCTTTCTCTCATAGTTACAGCGATGAGTTCACCAACAGGGTTGAATCTCAAATGACTTTAGCAAAGCAAGCTTTAAGACAAGCAACAGAAGCTGGAGATGCAGATGCAATAGCTGCCGCAACTGAAGCTTTAACTTTAGCTACCACTGATAAGGCTAGGCTTCAACAATATTCTCAAGCGCAAAAGCAGTATGAAGAACAAGAAGCTGCTTATCAGCAACAGCTATTAAATCAACAACAATATCAAGCTCCAGAACAATATGCTCAAACAACTGAAGAGTATAATGAGCCATCACCTAAAGCTCGTGAATGGGCAAAAAAGAATACTTGGTTTGGACAAGATCAAGTTGCAACATCAGTTGCTTTTGCAGTTCACAAACAATTAGAGAATGAAGGCTTTGACACTGACTCAGATGAGTATTATAGTGAGATTGATAAAAGAGTGCGACAAGAGTTGCCTCACAAGTTTAACGTGGAAGCGAAGAAAAACGTCCAAACAGTCGCTTCAGCCACACGCAACACATCGACAGGACGCAAACAGAATCGTATTCAATTGACGCCAAGTGAGCAGGCATTAGCCAAAAAACTTGGAGTGTCATTTAAAGATTACGCAATACAAAAAGCGAGGCTACAAAAATCATGAGCAAGAAAGAGATAAAAGTAACGAGAGCAAATAGTAACGATGACAGAGCTCCTAGAGACTCAGAAGCAAGAAGCAAATCTGAAAGGCCAAAAGCCTGGAAGATGCCTTCAGCTCTTGAGCTTCCAGAAGAGGCTGTTGAAATTGCAAAATCTCAAGGGATTGTTTATCGATGGGTAAGAGAATCTATAGCTGGACAAGATGACAAAACGAATGTCTCAAAAAGATTTCGTGAAGGATTCGAACCAGTTAGACCAGAGGAACTTCCCGGATTCCATGATTTGCCTATAGTCGATGATGGTCGACATGCTGGAATTATTGGTGTAGGTGGGTTAATACTGTGCAAGATACCGAAAGAAATCGCAGATCAGCGTAATGAATATTTCGCTAGCCAAACCGAAAACCAAATGAGTGCAGTAGAAAACGACCTGATGCGTGAAGAAAATCCTGCGATGCCAATCTCAAGAGAGTTGAAATCAAGGGTAACATTTGGCGGAGGAAGCAAAGGATAACTTTGTTTGCTCTTTAACAATTTTAATTTAGGAAATAACTATGGCAAACCAAGATGCTGCTTTCGGCTTAAAGCCTGTAGGCAAATTGGGTAGTAATGTAAACTCTGAAGGAACTACAGAATACTCAATTGCTTCTGGCGCAAGCGGAAACATATTTTCAGGCGATCCAGTTAAGATGGCTAACACAGGTACTATTTTAGTAGCTGCTGCTGGTGATCAATTACTGGGAGTCTTTAGGGGATGCAGATATACCAATGCAAGTGGAGAAGTAATTTATTCTTCTTACTGGCCTAACGGTACTGTCTCATCAGACGCGGTGGCTTTCGTTGTTGACGATCCTAATGCATTATTTGAAGTACAAAGTGCTGCTACAGGTTCAGTTGTGCAAACAGCTGTTGGTAACAATGCCGACATCGTTTACGCTTCTGGCTCAACAGCGGATGGACAATCCGGTGTTGAAATATCTGGAACAACTGCTGCTACTTCAGCTCAACTAAGAATTGTTGGGTTTTCAGGAGATCCTGAGAATAATACTTTAGGTACTGGTTCTCAATCAGCAAACGTTAACATGATAGTCAAAATTAACGAGCACTTCTATGCTCAAACAACTGGAGTTTAATAATGGCTATTAATCGTTCACAATTAGCTAAAGAGCTAGAACCCGGTCTAAACGCCTTGTTTGGGATGGAGTATAATCGTTATGAAAACGAGCATGCTGAAATCTACGACACTGAGTCATCAGACAGAGCATTTGAAGAAGAAACCTTAATCGTAGGTTTCGGTAACGCACAAGTAAAAGCTGAAGGAAACGGAGTCGCATTCGACAACGCTTCAGAAGGCTATACTGCAAGATACTCTCACGAGACTGTTGCGTTAGCATTTGCACTAACTGAAGAAGCTATCGAAGATAACCTCTACGACAGATTAGGCGCTAGATACACTAAGGCTCTAGCAAGATCTATGGCACATACTAAGCAAGTTAAAGCTGCTTCTGTGTTGAATAATGCTTTCTCATCCAGCTATACAGGCGGCGATGGAGTTTCACTTGTAAACTCTTCTCACCCATTAGTTGGCGGTGGAACATTTGCAAACAGACCAAGCACTTACACTGACTTGAATGAAACTTCATTAGAAGATGCAATCATTTCTATCTCAACTTTTGTTGATGACAGAAACATGATTCTTGCTTTACAAGGAAGAAAATTAATCGTTCCACCACAACTTCAGTTCGTGGCTGATAGATTAATCAACACTCCTGGTAGAGTTGGTACATCTGACAATGACATCAATGCTATTAAGAACATGGGAATGGTCCCAGATGGTTACGCTGTTAACCATTTCTTAACAGACAACGATGCTTGGTATCTGTTAACAGACTGCCCTGATGGATTTAAACATTTCGAAAGATCTCCTCTTTCAACTTCTATGGAAGGTGACTTTGATACTGGCAACGTCAGATTCAAAGCTAGAGAAAGATATTCTTTCGGTTGGTCAAACCCAAGAGCTGTCTTTGCATCACAAGGTGCATAAACCCAATTTTATTGGTAAAGGGAGCTTCGGCTCCCTTTTTTTTGTTTAATAAAAAAGTTTGTTTATTTTTAGTTAATAAGTGTATAATTCAAGAAAAGCCCGTGAGGTTTTATGAATACAGGATTACATGAATCTATAAGCTTGGCTAACTCTCCATGCAACGGAGTATGCTCAACTTCCATGGCTCCCTTTGATGATATATGTCAAGGCTGTGGTAGAAACGTTGAGCAAATAAGAGATTGGGAAACATTCCCAGAGTTTCAAAAAAAATTAATTAACGTTACAAATTGGTTGAAAGGATATGATATCCGCCAAAAAAAAGATAAAATAAATGTTATGTCCGCAGATTCAAAACAAAAAATAAAAGATATTCAAGGTAGATTAATTACCATTCAATCTCTTATAGAGATGGTTGGCAAAGATATGTTAGATGAGTTTGGTCAAGATCCAGCAATAAAAGAATCATATCAAGCTTTGTTTAGCTCTAGAGAATCTATTTTAAAATCTAAAGAAAACTTCCCTCAAGACCTCTAAAGTAGTATAGTTATCTAAACCGAGGTAACTCGTTGCACCAACTGACTCGGCAGACTTACTCCAAGATGGCGCAACATATTTAGTTAGGAGAAAATAATGGCTAAATCAACTTTTTCAGGTCCAGTCAAATCTTTGGCAGGATTTATTT